ACTTTAACTAATAATGAAAGCGAAGAAGTTATGGGTGCTATTAGAGAGGCAGATGCTTATTTAAAAAACATAGATTCAGATACTTTTAGTTGGTTAGAAAAAGGGAACGATGTTATTGGTAAAGACTTTCTACAACAACTTAAGGCACATGTAAATAATAATATTAGAGCAGGTGCATTTGATGAACCAACAAAATTTGCACAGGGATTTGTACAAAAGTATATTACTTTTATGCAAAAGAAAATAGACGGATATAAAACTCAAGCAAAGCAAGACGAAATGAATAACAAGTTAGTACAAGGTGTTAAGTTTATAAAAGAACATGTACCAAGTATTGTAAGTGTATATGATTTATATTTAAAAATTATACATTCAAAAGTTTTAATAGTAAAAAAATTAGAAACAATTAGACAGTTACCTACATTTAAAGAAACAGAAAACGGATATGAAGTAACAGGTGAAGAAGGATTTGTTGCTGTAGACAGAATGGGTAATGCCTTAAAACTAGTAGATAGATTAGAGTTTAGTAGATTAAACTTTGGTACAGGAATGCCAGGTAAGTAAAATGGAATTTAAATTAATAGATAAAGAAATATCAGAAGCAAGACTATACAGAACAAGCCGAAATTTTAATGCTCTTACAGGTAAAGATGTTGCAAATCTATTTTACTTGACATCGTTAAGTACATATATGATGCTAAATGACGATAAGCAATATGAATATGCTAAAGAATATATAAAACAAACAGTACAATACGGCCCTTATACTTTATTTAGAAGTCATGCAACAGATTTGTATTTGCTAGGTCACGTTTTAAGAGACCCAGATACAAGAAGTATTTCATTAAAAAATCCTATATCAAGTAAACAGTATTTAAAAAAACTAAACTTTGATGCTAGAAAACATTACATGTTTTACATGAGACTAAAAGATTCTTCTGTAAAAGGTACTGAATTTAATTCTTATTTTTTAAGATTAGAAAGTCAACTTAATATAAAAGATGGAAAGTATAAACAGTGGAGAAGATTGATTTCAGATTGGAGTAATTTAAAATATACTTCTAAACAATTAGTTGTAGCGAAATTATTACAGGAGTATCGTAGATTAGGAAGAGGCAGTGAAATGGTAAGTCCTTTAAGTACTATGACAAAATATAGAGGCTACAATACATCTAAATATCAAGAACCCAAAACAAGTTTAGCGAAAAGAGCCTTAGGTACAGTTGCAGGTGCGGCCGCAGGTAGAGTCGCAGGTAAGAAGATAGCACAAAAATTAGGTAAAGATATAGATAAATATAAGAAGTACGGCACAGGAATTGGTGCAATAGCAGGATACTGGGCAAGTGGAAGAAAGAAAATATAAAATAAAAGTAAGAGAACCACAATATCCTACTGAAGGAGAGTTTACACTTTGTAATAGAGGAGAACTTGCTGTTTTTAGAAACGGTAAATGGGTTAGACCAAATGAAAATAAATGATATAATACTAGAGGCAACTTTAAGTCCTGATGAAAAGGCTCAACAGCAAAAAATGGCCAATGCTGAGTATAATAGAATTATGCAATTGAAAATACCTGATGCCAAACAGTTTGCAACCGATTTTATGAAAGCCTTTGGATTATACGGTACTGTTGATAGTGCATATCAGCAGGCAGTTGCAATGTCTAAAGAAAGAGAGGCCAAATCAAAAGCCAGACAAGAAAAAGATGCTGAACTAAAAGGTAAAAAAAGAAGTTCTATGTATGTTAGTGCAAAAAGAAGTGGTCCAGAACCAACTAGTAGACCACCTATTTCAGTTCCAGGGGGCGGGTCAGGAGTAGGTAGAGGTAAATATACCCAATACAAAGATGGTTCTGCTAGAGCCGGTTCAGGAAAATTTCAACAGGGTATGGATGCTGTAGGTAAATTTATACAAGACTTACCGGGAGGTAAAACGTTATCACGTGCAGGTAAGGCTCTGGCAAAAGGTGTAGAACCTATTACAAAGGCATTGGATACAGGTCGTAAAGGTTACGACTTTTTCAGAGATCCAGATGCATTCCAAAAATTTAAAAACACTAGAATTAAAAGAAGATAAATCCACCGTTTTCTGATAAATAAATGTAACGGAGCAATTTGCTCTAAAACATATTAGGAGAATATAATGGCACAAGCAAACCCAAACGCGGCAGTAAGAGCGGCAAACGGATTCGTAGGACAAACTCACATTCTTTCAGTTGATGATGTTTCAGTTGTTTCAGTTGAAGCGGCATGTTTAGAAGCACAAAACGAAGGTTTTGTAGTTGTAGCAGTTGAAGATGACGTAGCAAGTGACGGATGTCACATTGCACTACAAGGTGCACAAGCAACACCTTCAATTACTGGTACAACATTAGTAGTTACTTTTGGTTAATCCGTAATTAACAATTTAAAGGGCATTTTATATGCCCTTTTTTTATGGAAAAATGATAAATAAAAGTAACAGCGATACATTCGCATATAAATTAGGAGAATAAAATGGCACAAACAGATCGAAGAGCGGCGGCGGCTGGTGAGTTTATTGGTAAGGACGTATTTTTAAAAAGTTTCCAACAACAATCAGGAAACATTAGTGCGGCACAATTAACAGCATTAGTTAGCTCAGTACAAAACTTAAACCTTTCAGTACTTAAAGTTGGTAGTTTTACAGCAGACAGCCAAACAACTGTAAACTTTATACTAGAAGGTGCAGACAACTTAGCAAACGGTGACCTAGCAGGACACGTTATTGCAGACGTCTCATTCTAAGTTAAACAAACTTATTAAAAAATCCTCACTAGTTGGGGATTTTTTTTGATCTGGAAATCTGAAATACTGATAAATAGTACAAAGACGGAGACACACATGAGTATAGAAAGATCAGGAGCGATGGGTAGTTCAGAAGTTGTATCAGGCAACATAGAATTTTACACATTGTTTACTACTATAGATATTACAAGAACAGGTGACTATAAAGACAATACACAGAAAGATTTTGAAAGTGTTGTACAAGTAATAGGATTAAGAGCACAACCAGTTGTTATGAATAATCCAGTTGCTTTAAACGGTGTTGGTGGTAATCTATTAGAAAATTATGGAGCACCAAGTTTAACAGGAGCAGGTTGGATTTTTAAATTTGCTTTTGAAAGAGAAGGAGTACACTCAATTGACACACTTAAAGATGAATTAGATGGAATAGTACTGAACGGAGGAACAATAGATACTAAAAGTTCAGTCAATATGGAATTTACTAAACAAGATTTATTATAAGAGTTAAACAATGCCCAAAAAAAATCAGCCTGAATTAACACCTAAACCTTATGTTGAAAGCGGTAATATAGAGGCACATATAATTGCTGATATGCTTAGAATAGAAAGTATTACGGCAGAATTACGTGAATTTAAAGAAACTACAAAAGGAAGATTAGACAAATTAGAAAGTTGGATTATTGCCATTGTGGGTATAACATTCACAACATTAATCAGTATTATAGTTGGAATTATTATTAATTTACTATGAGAATAGACGAATTTACAGAAGAGCCTATCTATGAAGCCAGAATGGTTTGGCGTAAAGTAGGTAATAAAATTAAACGTGCTGTCAGATGTACTGCTGGTAGGCGAGAAGGTCGTGTCGTTTCTAAACCCAGCCAATGTAATGCACCTATAGATTATAAAAAAAGAATTTCTTTAAAAAGAACTAAATCTAGATTTGGCGCAAGAATGGCCAAAAAGGCAAGACGAACAAAAAGATTTAATACAATAAGTAAAAGAGTCGCTAAATTAAATAGGCGTTAAAATGAAGTTCAAAGATGTAAAAACATTAGAACATTTATTAAAAGAGTATTCTTATAAAAGCTCTGGAAATCCTACACCCTCTGGCCAACAATCCATTGGCCAAAATGCAAAAGCAGATAATAAAGATTCTATTACTCCACAAAGTCAACCTATACCTATTAAAACCATAAAGAAAAACACTACGGTTAAAGATGTACAAGGAAATGAGTTAGGAAAAGTAGTTTCTACTGTAGGCAACTTACCGGCAAAAGACGGTGTGGTAGTACAAGATAAAAATAAAAAATTACAAGTTTTAGATAAAAATACTCAAGTAGATGTTTCAGATGTAGAAGAATCTAAATTATCTAAAATAGCAAAACGTAAAAATAAAAAACTTCAAATTAAAAAAATAGGAAGTAAACTTAAAAAATTAATAAGAAAACGATTAAAAGAAGCAGATCCAAAACTTTTTGAAATAAATTTTAACAGAAAAGAAATTGCATCAGAAGGCTTAGACATGCCAGTAAAGTGTGGCTTTGAAGCAGAAACATTTTTTTATAGTGTAGATGGTTCAAGTTCTTCTGATGTTGATGATATGAGCATCGGTGACATTGAATACGAATATGGTGACTTACCAGACCAAGCATACCAAGATTATCAAGATTGGTTATATGATAAAGGACAAGACGAATATTTAGATGACTTAGTGAGTGATAAAGTCCAAGAAGTCAAAGAAGATGAAGAATGGTTGAACGACTTTATAGACAGCAGTAGTGGCCCAAGTTCAGAAGCAATAGAAAGATACAAAGCAGATTTTGAAGAAAACGATCCAAAAGAATACGAAAACCGTGAGGAAGATGGTTGGGAATATATAAACTGGGTCAGAGAATATGTAGAAGAAGAATACGAAGATGAGTATTTGGCTTGGTTAGACTCAGCAGTTCGTGAAGAATACGATTTAGATGATGAAGCCAGAGAAGCCGCTGAAAGCAACTACAGTATGGAAGACTGGGTATATGACACATACAGTTATATGAGCAGTTTCCTTGATGACTATGGGTATGACTATAGTAGTGGCGGAGGTGGTGTGTCAGATGTTGCTGATGAATTGTATAACGGCTGGATAAAAAAATATAGTAGTTTTG